TCACATTGAGGAACTGGACGAGACGGTAGAACTGCCCAGCACCGAGGAGGTTCGCCACGATGGCGTAACGGCTCTTGACGATGAGGCGCGGAGAACCATCTTCCTGACCAGCGGTCTTCGTGAAGATGTATGGGATATACGGCATGAAGATGATACCCGATTCACCCTGCCTACCACCCTTGAAACCAACCAATGCGTATGAAGCATTGGAGTAGATGTCCTGGTAGAGCTTAATCTGGCCGCTGAGCAACGTACCAGCGTCAGCGACACCACCTGCCGGCTGGAAGTCGACGTTAGTGCCGAGGTAGCCACCCGGGTTGTAGATGCCGGTGTTGAGCGTAGCGATAGCGGCAGCCACGTCCGGAGAGACGATAGCGAAGTTACCGCAGCCCATACGGGTCGTAAGGGAAATCTTACGAGACACGGCGATGAGGGTGTTCACGATGCCGGAAGCGATGCTTTCAGCAGACCAGCGACCCTTAGCCGGACCAGCTTCAGTCTTGGAGAGGTCAACAGTGATGACCTTTTCGCCGCCGAGCTTTTCGTTCTGGGCGACCATTACCATGGCCATGAGGATTTCACGGTCGATTTCCTGCTGGATTTCGAACTGGAGCCCTTCAAGCAAGAGAGCTTCAACGTCCTGGCCGTGAGCAGCAGCCATATCCTGCTGGAGTTCGAGCGTGTAATGGCTCTTGATAGCGCGAGTACCAACGCGGATAGCGCCGGAAATCACTTTGATGCTGGCCTTCTTGATGTTGTATGCATAAGCACCGAGTTCATCAGAGCCATCCATCGTGTCGCCACCGAAGTTGTTGTAGAGCTGACCGTAAGAAGAACCGTACGGGTAAGCAAGACCGGTGCGTTCCTGAGTACCTTCAGAGAAGTTGGAAAGCATTTCGCCTGCGCCGGTACGCCACGGGTTGAACGTGGTTGCGAAACCGGTATGGTCGGCAACGAGGTCATAGCCGATTTCCTGCTTCTGGCCGAAGCGGAAGGCCGTGCTCTTGAGCGGTTCGTTATCGTAGAGGTAACGAAGTGCGAAGTAGATACCATGCGGCGTAGTCGTTGGTATCACCGCGACCGTATTCATGGCCAAGAGTTCCGGGAACTGCCGGCGGATGAGCGGCAACGCGTACTGTTGGTACTGTGCCACATCCGAAGAAACGTTGGCAGATTCGAGCAACTGACCGTGGTTGAGCTTGTTCTGCGTTTCCATCAAGGTAGCGAGAACGGAAGCTTCAGTACGATTACGCACAGCGCGGCCGAGGTTGCTGTTCAATACAGCATTCCACTTGCGCGTGTACGAAGTAGGCTGAGCATTTGTCATTTTCTTTTCCTTTTCCTTAATAGGGTTGTTGTCCGTCTTTGTCCTAGACGGTAACCCTACCGCCAGGGGGAGACTTAAACTCCCTTAGACTTCTGATATATGGTTTAGCGGTGTCCACATTTTATCAACAGAAAATCCCCGAAAATCTGCATTGAAATCATTTTTTACCGGATAAGCCATTGACTTTGCCGAGTTTTTATAGGTACATGTGCCGTATGGCAATAGATTTGACTACCTGCAAGAACTACGCCGGAACTAGCGTTACGTGCGGAAGCGCAACCGGTAATACAGAAAAAATCCCGGGAACCCCCGGGATTTTCCGATTTACAGTCCTGGAAAGCCTCCTCCGCCTCCCGTGTCGCCGCCTTCGCCTCCTCCTCCGGCACCGGCGTCGGCCGGGGCTCCCTCGCCCATCTCCTCGGCCTTCTCCTTCTTGAGGTATTCCTTGTTCTCGAGATAGTCGGCGTCGTTGAGCCCGAGACCGCGCCTGAGGGCGAATTCCCTGGCGAGCGGGCCGTTCGGGTTTTCCTTCGACGCGGTATGCTGCATCATCTGGCTGAAGATGCCGAGCCTGGTGTTCCATACCTCGGCACCTATGAAGTCGTTGAACCCGTTGGCCTTCTTGAACTTGATTCGGAAGTTCATGGGAACCTTGTAGCGGTCGGCAATCTTCCTGTCGGTATCGAGCACCATCAGGAACAGCTTGAGCAGGATGGAGCGCATCGGCCGCTGGTACTGCTGTATGAGCCTGGCGAAGGAAATCTCCGCGACGGTGACCTCGCCAATCTTTCCCTGTGTATAATTCTGGCTGTCCCCGGCGAGGCACGTGATTCTTCCCGGAGGCACCATGAGGGAGTTCACGAGGTTCCGCTTGAAGAATTTCAGGTCGTCGATGTTGCCGAGCTGTTCGCCTCCCTGCATCCTGTCGATGGAGGAACCGGTACGGCCCTGGGATAGCCCGATGATGAAGTGTTCGGAGAGTCCGACGACCTTGCCGAAGTTAGTGACCTCGCCGGTCAGGGAGTTGTAGTCAATCTTGCGGGAGAAAATCTTGGCCTGGTCCTTCATGAACTTTTCGGCCTTGTCCTTGGGCATGCCGGACGTATCGACCTTGAGGACGAGCTTCTCGGAACCCCAGAGGATACGGTACATGACGACGGAGTCCTCGATGGTGTTGAGCTGGTTGTACGGCTTGATGGCAGGTTCCAGGATGGAGCGCGGGTCGTTCAGTCCGCCCGGTCCGTTCTTCCCGAGGGACGCGTAGAGAATCTGGTTGGGGGAGTAGTCGATGTAGTTCTTTCCGCCGGTCTTCATCGAGATTGCCCCGGTGAGCATCTGGCGGTAACCGATGATGAGGTTGTCCTGGACGACGATAATCATGTTCTCCTCGGGGAGCATCTGCACGCCCTTGATGAGGCCGCTGTTCTCGTCGTAGGACACTTCGAAGAAGAGCCGTCCGTGGACGAGGAGGTAGTGCATGTACTTGTCGCCGTCGTCGTAGAAGTTGAGGAACTCGGTGAGGACTGTCCTGCGGAATATGCGGTGCATCCTGGTCTGGGTTCCCTCACCTATGCCCGCGTCCTTGGAAATCTGGAGTGTGCAAATCTCGTCGTTCTCGTCCTCGTATACCGCCTCGTTGCAAATCTGCATGAGGGACTCGTTGACCTCGGAACGGCCGGCGACGGTATTGTACTTCATCGCGCGTTCGACGTTCTTCTTCCAGTACAGGTTGGCCTGGTTCTCGGCAATCGAGTTGTGGACGGTTTCCGGGTCGTAGTTCTTGTCGGAAATCCCTATTAGCGGGGTGAACGTGGAATACCCGTCCGGCGAGATGCCGTTCGGGAACATCATCTGGTTCACGCCCTGGCCGACCAGGTTCCTGGAGAGGTCGACCTGGCGGTCGGTCTCCTGTCGGTTGAACACGCGGTCGAAATACGGTCCCTTCGGGTTCGCCACCCCGTATTTCCGGGAATGCGTCAGTATCCTGCCGCCTATAGGTTCCGGGTGCTTGTTTGGACGCCAAAGCATAACTTTCTAACTCCTGCCGTATGAAACTATTACATCGTTGTAGGTAACGGCGAACATTGGTTTGCGTGTATTGACGAAATATTCCCTGAGCTCGTCGCTCTGTATATTCCTTGAAAGCAGCCGCTTGTTGGAGTGCACGCACTCCGTGACGGTCGTAAAATCCGAGAGGTTTACCGCGAACAGCGGATGTCCGTTGTATACGCTAGGCACGGGACACCTCCACCCAGCTCATGGCCAGGTTGTTGATGCCGCCGCCCTTCGGGTTGACGAGGTTGTTTCCCGCTATTTCCCGGGAAATCCGGTATGCCAGCCGGACGCCTTCCGACGTTATCTCCCTGCCGTTCGACAGCCCGTTCGAACGGAGGAACCCGATGACCTCGTTGGCCGAGCCGAGCGACCTGATGCCGAAGGTGGCTTCCGTGTCGATGAGGACCTCGTCGTCGAACTCGGTCGAACTGACTATGCGGTCCTTCAGCATCGAGACGAGAATCGCGGTGGCCACGGTAAGCGCAAACGAGACCCGTTCCTCCCGGGTCATCCCGGATTCGACGGACCCGGCCGACCGTCCGGCCTGCCCGCGCTGGGCGTCCGGGAGGTATGTGACCTCCTCGACGAGCTTGACCACGCCGTCGTACTTCGCCAGGTATTCCGCAGGGTTTACCGGGGAATTCATTAGCGCGAGCGGGTCTACCCCGTCGAAGGAGTCCTTGACAATCTTCTTGATTCCGGTGCCGAGGGCCGCACGAAGGTCGAACACCAGCTTGTCGAGCTTCGTGTAGGACCAGTCCTCTTCCGGGTTGGCCTCGTTCCCCTGCTCGTCTATGTGGCCCATGCCGAAGGCGTCGGTCGAGTCGTACGGCTCGGTGAGCCTCTTGACGAGGTAGCCATATACCTTGGCATCGAACTTTTCCTTGCTATCCTTGTACAACTGAGACATGGCTATCCTTTCCTGTTGTCGACATTGTCCTTGGTGAACACGGCATCAAGCGCCGGTATGCTTATGAAATTGGGGTTGCTCATCTGGGCGACCTGGTCATTTTCGGTGGGCGACATGGCTGCCGGGTCTTCCTTTGCCAACGGGATTGCAATCTGCGAACCCCTGCCGTACGTCCACACCTCTATGTGGAACGCGGGTTCCCCGGTCTTCGCCCCGGGGCTGCCCAGTCCGTCCGGCGCGATGTAGTTCTTGAGTACCCCGTCCATCTTCAGCTGCCGGAAGACCTGTCCCAGGCGCATGACGGTATCCTCGCTGTACTTGAACTGCTGAACCAGCTGCCTTGAAGAGATGTCTATCGCCTGCACCTTAGTGTAGTCCCAGCAGTGGCGGGAAACCACCTGATTGTCGGCGCATAGCTCCTTGCACTTGGCCACCATCTGCTTCTTGGTGTACGAACGGAACCTTGCGTCGCTCACGTATCCCGGCTTCGGCCCGGGGTTCTTCCTAGCGTCCTCCACGTACACGTTGTTCACCGCGGTCCCCGCGGGACCGTAGTGTATCCTGTTGCCGGAGTGCCAGTTCTCGCCCATCGTCCCTCCCTGCTTTTCCGGGGGGCGGTACAGCGAGGAAATCGGCATCACCTTCACGCCGGCGAGGGCACCCGCATACCGGAGGACGTCCTTGGAGCGTTCCTGGAGGATGGTGCCGTCCGGGTCGATGTCCTTGTTCTGGTAGATAATCTTTACGTCCCCTCCGGCGACAAGGTTCGCTGTCTCGTTCTTGAACGCATACAGGGTCGAGGTCATCAGGCTTACCAGTCCCCTGGCTGCGGCAGCGCGTCCCAACAGTTCCGGGCCGTATTTTCCCACTGGTTCCCCGTAGGGAATCCTCGGGAGGCCGACATAGTTATATATGAGGTTCGCCTCGGCCACCCTGCGCCGTCTCAGCTGGGTGTCGTTGGCGGAGGTCGACTTGGTAAGGTGGGCCAGTATATCGGCTATAAGGGTGAAGTGCAGGTTCGCGAGCCGCGAATCCTTCTTCACTCCCGGATACTGCGCGGCCTTTCCGGACGCGCACGCAATGTCCCCCTCTTCCTTGCCATACGCCATGACCTTCTGCCCGTCCAGTCCTACGAGGGTGACCGGCGTGTTCCTGCCGATATGGTATGCCATGCCCGCGTTGAGGCAGTGGCATATCGCGAACGCCTCCGGGTTTACGGCGGGGTCGATGGCCATGCCCTCGGTACGCAGGTAGCTGCATATGGCGGTACGCACCGGTTCGGGGCAGGCGTTGTTGGTGACCGCCCCCCAGTGCAGGTACGCCCAGTTGTTCTGGTTGGACAGCGGGCCCCATATCACGAAGTGCACGTACCGGAAATACGCCGCCTGCATCTGGACGTCAGTGAGCCTGAAATTCTGCACCTCGTCCAAGGTAAGCGCCTGGCTGGCCGGCATGTCCATCACCTTCTGGATGACCTGGAACTGTTCCAGTGTCATTCCCCCCTCTATGTCGCCTTCCGGCTGGCAATTCCTGTCTACGTTCGGGACACCGAAGATGGTCCTCAGCACCAGTATCTTCGCCGCCCCTCCCAGGGACAGCGGGATGCCGGGGCCGACGTAGAGCTTGTCGCCCACCGCATAGAAACCGTCGTGCTTCTCGGCCTCCATCTCGTAAAGGAACTCGTAGTTCGGGGCGAGAGTACCGGGCTTGTAGCAGTTGGCTATCGAGAACGGAAGCCCGCTGATGCCGAGCGATATCGGCGGAATCACATCCGGGTCGAACTTGTTTCCCTGCATCGCCGCGGCTATGGCGCCGGACATCGCCTGGCGGGCGGATTCGCTAGCGCCTCCGGTAAGTCCTCCCAGTGTCGCCCCGACTGTATCCATCTCGCCCGCGGTCATCGACGCGCGCAGGTCTAGCTTGTTTATAATGTTCTCCAGGGCGACGGTGAGCACCCCGTATTCGTCGTTTCCGAGTATATCCAGGAACATGTCGGCGATTGCGTCGGCCAGCGCGCTCATCCGGGACTGGTTGTAGTCCGGGACGGAGGCCCTCTGCCAGTCGGAAAGGCCGTTGTCCGGGTCCGACACGTTGAAGAAGCCATGCGCTTTAAGACAGTCGTAGAACGACTGTTCCTTTACCTTCGCAACGGCGTCCTCCAGCGCCTGTCTGAGCCTCCCGTCGAAATGTCCCATGTAAATTACCTGCTTATTTCGGAGTTTATATCCGGTTTCGCGATGAAACTATATTCCCAATCAAAAAAGGAAGACCGTCGCCGGTCTTCCTCGGTATATTTGTGAGTGTCCCGATTACTTCACGGAAGCCACAATCTTGTTAAGCTTCTGCGCAAGCGTCGTCTGCTTGGGAGCCTGCTTCGACAGCATGGCTGCTTCGTGCAAGGCACGCTGCTTCTCAACCTTCGCGGCGTTTTCGCGAGCGACGGATGCATGGTAGTTGGCGGAAATTGACTCGAGAGTTGCTTTCAGGTGGGCACGTTCCTCCGCCTGGGACTTGCGCTTTTCGGCGCCGGCAAACGCCTTGGCCGCGTTCCCGAGAATTGCCTCCGCCCGTTTGCGAGATTCTGACTCCACCATGGCAGCAACCTTCTCGCCGAGTTCGTTGCGCATCGTTTCCTCTGCGGATTCCTGCAACTTTTGGTCGCACTCGGTTTCTGCAGGCTTCTCGTTGGCTACGCCGGCATCGGCAGGCTTCGCGGCCTCATCTCCGGCTTCCGTGACGGCAGGCTTGCCGTCCGTCTCGTCGGCAGGTTTTTCGTCCGTGACAGCGCCGGCCTGTTCAGCCTCGAGCTGGGCCTTCTTGGCGTTCTTCGCCCGCTGGAAAGATTCGACCAACACGCGAACATCCTCACGGGCCTTGTCTTCCACGTACTTGGCATGGAGAGATTCAAGGATGGCGCGGCTGGACTCCATCTCGGCTTCGAAAGCCGCGTCGGAATCGTCGTCGTCATCAAATTTAGTCTTGTCGTCGTCGGTATCGCCGAACTGGGAGTCGTCCAAGGAGTCAAGGTTGTTCTTGCCGCCGAGGACATCGTCATCGGCACCGCCTTCGTCACCGGCAGTGTCGCCGGCAGTGTCGCCGCCTTCGGCAACCCCTTCACCGGCAGCACCTTCGGATTCGCCCGCATCTGCACCGGTATCGTCGGAAATGGCACCTAGGCCAAGGTCGTCGCCGCCTTCGCCGCCGGCATCACCTCCGAGGTCGGCACCAGCATCGCCTTCGCCGCCCATGTCGCCAGCGTCATCGGTAATTCCACCAAGCCCGAGGTCATCGCCCGCACCAGCATCAGTACCAAGGTCACCCATGTCGCCGACCATGTCGTTGTCGATATTCCCGAGTCCGAGGTCGTCACCCGGAACGGCACCCGCATCGCCACCCATCGGGTCGCCGACGTTGGCGTCAAGTGACGGTTCGGGAGCAATGCCGCCCGGAGCCGGTTCCATTGCCGGAGTACCCATGGCCGCATTCGGGTCCATGCCCGCATCCATGCCGCCCTGCTGTTGCTGGTCGGCAAGGGCCAGGTTTTCTTCCGGGGTAGCCCCGGTCGGCTGGGCCTCAGACACGTTCTGCGCACTCAAGCGCTGCGTGGCCGCGTTCTGCACATCGGTAAGGAACTGGTTGACATTCATGCTCACCTTGTCCTGGATAATCGGGGAGAAGGTGTCGATAGCTTCCTTGTCCACAATGGTCTTGTGGGCCTTGGCCATCTGTGCGGCAAATTCGTCGATGACGAAGCGCTTTTCCTCTTCGGAAGGTTCCTGCTGGGTCGTAATAGACTGACCGGCGAACGGGTCAGTGCTTCCCGGGACCACCGTGAGCATGTCATCCACGCCGTATTCGGTATTGTCCGGGGTATTGCCCATCATGGACTGGTCGTCATTGAGATTCCCGACGGCCTCGAACAACTCCTTAGAGTCCTCAAGGGCGAAAATCTTGTCCATCGCCGCTTTGTTGTTTTCTGCCTGTGTCATTTTGCATTTCCTTTTATGTTCCCGCCATCGGGGTAATATTTGTCCGCAAGTTTATACACGTGTCCTTATTTTTTGTGAATTTTAGGTCTCGTCGTACCCGATTTCGAGCGAAGGTACCGCCGAACCAGGGTCACATGTACCGCTTACCTGCAGCTGGAGGTAGACATAGTCGCTTTCCCCGGCAAGCAGCGGATTGTATATGCCCCCGCCGACCCGGCACATGTTGTAGTTCCCGCACATGTCCAGCGGATGCACGTACGCAAGGTTTCCCATGCCCGGCTGGCATACGCTCTGGTACGCGCCTATGCACCTTCCGGACTTCATTACGAGCTCCGGGTTCACGAACACCTCTTCCATCTCCGTACCGCCATGCAGTACCACTATGCCGGAGGTGATTACGTCGTCGATGTTGTTGGCCACCTGGGCGAAGTGGCTTCCTATGAACCTGAGCGGGAAGCGCGCCCCGCTGCTGTTCATGAAATGATAGGTCTTGTTCAGGTCGAACAGCAAGGTGGGCCGGCGAACCCCGTTGATGTAGAACGCCATGCGGCCGTCCGGCTCGCGCCTGGCGTCGACATCATAGTACACCACCTGCTTGTCATAGGGACGTGGTGCCGGTGTTTCCGTCGCCGTGCCGTCCGTCGTGTCGTATATGCTCCTGAACCACCGGTTGGGCACATAGCTCACGTCGGTCTCCATGGTGGAATCGCACACCGGCTGCCACCCGGCAGTCTGCGCATAAAGGTTCAGCCAGTATACCATGTACCCGCTGCCGGCATAGTCGTATTCCCGGTCAGCCTGTATCTTGTATATGAGGCCGGACGGATATACGTCCATGAGATTCCACGTATCCTCCGCGGTTTCCCCCGTGTGCTTGACCAGTAGGTCCAGTGCGCCGCCGTCGCCGTGGGCGTCCTTCTGCTTGACTACACGGATATACTTGTCGTCGATGCTCTTTCCCGTATTCGGGTCTATAAAGTCCAGAATTCTCCGGCTGCTGTCCTCGGTACTGGCGGCGAACGTACGGTCCTTGAAGCGTATAGTCACGTCCCTGGCGTCGGTACGCACGGCGACCGGTACCGCCGGTTGGCGCTCGCCGTCAAGGAACACCACGTTCCCGAAGCCGCAATCCTTGTATTCGACTGAATACTCGGTCTGCCCCACGGTAGGGTCGACAACCTGTCCGTACAGTCCGGACACGCTCAGGTAAAACGGGTTGTCCTTGCTGTAGTCCCATATGTCATGGATTGCCTTCGTGCTCCTGGCGTTGGTTGGCTTGGAATAAGAAACCGAGTTCCCTATCATCAGTTTCGGGGCATGCTCCCTGTCCTTCGGCGGGTCGCCGACCGGATATATGCAGAGGTTGCTCAGCTGGATGTCGGGCGGTTTCACCAGGTGGACCTTGAACACGCACTCCATGGAATAATTCCAGCATTCCGGCTTGTCCGGCCGGTATACCGAGTAAAATTTCGCCTCGCTCGCGTCGTCGGCCGGTATGACCTTTCCGCCGAGGTTGTTGGAACTGTATACGGAAGGGACCGCCGTGTCCACCCTCTTGATACCGAGGCTTCTTACCACGGTACCAAACTCGGAATCGAGGCCGGTATATTTCTTGATAATGACCTGGGCGGACATCAACTATCCTCCAACAAACGTTTTCAGTAGTTTATATCCGCGCCTAGATGAGGTCGTTCGCCATGTATCCCTTGCCCTTGGTCAGCCTGTCATAGATTGACTTGCCGTCATCTTTAGACGGGGTATCCTTGACATGTATATGTTCCTTTGTCAAGTCCGCCCGGCGGATACCCGCCAGCTGGGCATTGTTCACTACCTTTTCGTAGATGGACCCGTCCATCATGACCTTGTCCTTCCCGAAACCGTCCCGGCCGGGACCGACACCGAACAGCATCCTCTCCAGGTCGTCAAACGGGATTACGTCCTGCGCCTCGATAAGGCCGAACTCGTTCTCCAGCATGTCGTACATCCCGGCATTCGGGCTGTCGGCGAAATGGTCGTACATCAGGTTTCCGCCGTAGTTTTCGAACTGCTTCTTTATTTCGAGATATTTCTTGTGTATCTGCGCGGCGACAAGCTGGTGCAGCAGCATGCCCTCCCCTCCGACGCACACCCCGTCGACATACCCGTCGAGCACCGGCCGGTCGGAGTCGATATAGGGTACCGGGCGCTCATCCTCGCTGTAGAATACGCCGTCCTGCCACGTGCCCCACATCATGTGCTCCCGGTCAACCCGCTGCTGCTTGTGCATGTCGAACCGTGTCGGCGGATTGTTCGGGTAAGTCTCCAGGGACTTGACATGCATAATTCCGTCATGGAGCGATATGTAGGACGATACGCCGTCCCTGTCGATACAGACCCTGATGTCCGTATAGTGCCGCCCGAGCATCCCCTTGACATAGTCTACCGGGGACATCCCGGCGTACTGCTCGTCGACTGCCATGTACCGCTCGACGAAGTCTCCCGCCAGCAGCGACTTGGCCGCGGCTATGCTCCCCGTCATAGCGAAGTACCTGACCAGCTGGTCGCACGCGTCCTGGTTGATTGCCTTCCAGTCGTAGATGCTCCCCGATTCAGGAAGCCCTGTCCCATTCGCATTCATCTTCAGCCTGACGAGGTTGATGAATTCCTTCATGTCGTACAGCACTATGTCCGTAACTGAGCCGAAGTTCCTGATGTTGGCGGGGTTCATGAACCGATGTCCTCCACAAAGCACCGCATTCTTCAGTGCGGGAGAATCGGCCAGCACGTAAGGGCCGGAATAGGAAGAATCCACATTTTTCCTGACATAGCCAGCGGAATCGACATCGACATATCCCAGTTCCCGCACCGGGTCCATCTGGGAAAGCGCACTGTCCCTGAATTTCGGGGCGTCCTTGTGACTGACCCCGACCGGCAGGAACTCCCAGTCGAATATGGACGGCCCCACCGCGAGACGCCCGCACCATACCAGGTTGCATGCAGGACCGAACTTTCCGTCCAGGCAGCATTCGGTGAATGCCCGTGCAACCCGCACCAGCTTCTTCATGTCCTCGGTGTCGGTCTTCTCCATCGGCGTCTTCCCGTCGCTCTTCAGCAGGAGAACCTTTGCTGCCAGGCCGTAGTTGTGCCATGACAAGAATTCGCTTTCCGGCCCGCCCGAGCATATCTTGGCCTGGTCGTCCATCGACCGGCAGGTCTCTATCAGCTGCACCCGGTTGCTCCCGAACTCATGCCGGAGTACCGAGAGCAGCATGGCAACCTTGTCATGTATCCCTATCCCTTCCCGCATGTCCTCGATGCGGTCGGACGACGGATGAAATATACGCCATCCGTCCTTCCTGCCGTCCGGGTCTATTCCGGCATTGCGCACCTCCTCGAAAGTCCGGGACTGGCTGAGTGAGCCGTAGTCGGCGAACGCCTTCCTGCGGATTTCCGAATCGTAGGGAAGTCCCGGCATCCTGTAGAATATGCTGACAGGCTCCTTGGAACCGTCCGGCTGCGACCTGGACAAAGGAATCTTTACCGACACGATGGCGCCGGGGTCATCCATGAGCACGTCGTCCATCGTAACGGCCATCTCGCTGTATACGGTGAACGCGGCCACCTGCCGTGCAAAATTGAACGTCCCGTTGCCCGCCTCGACAACCTTCGCCGGTAGCGGCTCGTCGAGATACAATACGGTTACGGCCCCGTTATCCTCCACGGTATATCCGGAGCTGTAATCAACTATCTCGCCGGGCTCCTCGTACACGACCGGGTATTCGCCGAACACGGACGCGTCGGTGAACGTCACTTCCGCCCACCGTACACCTATGGAGCGTTTCACCGTCTTGTGGCGAGTACGCCCCCACCGCTTGTACTTGACCCTGACCTTCTTGTACATGCTGACCGGGAACATGAGATGGGCGGGGAACGACGAGGTGAGTGTCGCTTCCCCGACCCCGTCCACCATTGACTTATTCGTGAACGGAGACTCCTCGACAACCCGCTGGTACCATATCAACTTGTTGCAGGTATCCCGCAGGTCGTCCAGGTCATCCGATATGTCGCTCAGGGCGAACGCCGCCCGTGCCGCGCTGGCAAAACCGATTACGAGCGCCTGTATCGTGGTTGCCCGGACCATCTGCTTGTACGCATCGTGCATAGCGTCGACCACCGCCAGGGCGGAACCGAAATTCTCGTACGGGTTGGCTGATATGTCGTTCCATACGAGCGGAAACTCCGGAGCCAGCAGCTCGTCGTCAGGCCATTCCGTCCTGGAGAGGTCCGCGGTAACTTTCCACGCCATGATATCATATTCGCCGCGGGGCAGCACCCATGCGGGAGTTCCCTGCAGAGTCCACGAGTTGAACGGCCTCTGGGTAAGCGCCGTCGCCGCGGCGGATACCTTGTCAGTCTGGATTCCTTCTTCCGGCTTTTCCGTATCGACACAGGTATCCTTCATGCGGTTCATGTACCCGCAGACATTGAGAAACCACGGCCCAAACGCGCCGGTCTGGTCCCGCCACCACGCCCAGTATTCGGCGCTTGCGGCTTCCCTCTCGAGAGAACCCTCGGTGAGCCTGTTCACCTCGTCGATACCTGACACGTGCGCATGCACCGTCGCTGCGTCCATCGGCTCGCCCTGGATTGTACCCGCCGCGACTGCGGCATTGTAGTATTCCACCAGTAGGTCGACGAGCTCGTCGGCACCAATCGACGTATATGACTTGTTCGTCCTATTGTTGCAATCCCCGAACGTAGTAAACTTGTCCGAACCAGAATCGGCCAGCCATATCCTGGGAAACCATCCGCTCGGACGGTGTGGGCCGAATACCATGCAGCCGTCCGGCTCGGTCGTCCCCACCTGGACAAGCCTGGGCAACGCCCTGTACATAAGGTCGGAATTTCCTGATGCCGAACGTTCGAGCATAGCCCCGTATACGATGTCCATGTCGAAGGCCATCCTCTTGGACCCGGACTCCACGCTGGTATACCGCCCCTCTGCCGCCCGGATTTTTTTCTTCGTACTGTCGCTTACGAAACGCCATACAAAAGGTACCCGGGAAAGCGAGTCCATAACGGACTTGAACAGACTGCAGAAGTTGCTCTCGAGCTCGTCGGCCGGATAAAAGAAAGCCTTGATTGCCGTCTTGACCGGCGGAATAAGCGCGGTGGTGTTGCCGGCGGTGTCCCCAACGGGATAAACCAGGCCGGTGCCGGCCAAGAAACTGTCCAGATGGGTCGTATAGGCCTCGTTGAAAGATGTCCTACCGTTCATTTTCGTCCGTGTACGGTCAGCCCGTTCAACCGCCTCGAGATATCTACGATGTTTTTCCTTCGCCCTGAACCAGTTTGCCCGGTAGTCGTCCGGCGTCGCGTCGTCGACCGATACCTCCCCGGCGAACGACTGGTCATAGTAGGTAACGCTGAACCCGACGTCAGCCTCCCCGCAATACTCGGCAAGGCGGTCCATGCAACGGCGGAACCGGTCGTACGGTATTACCGCACTGTCGTCCAGACCTTTCCCGCGCATGACGTTGTTCAACCACTTCAGGCTCTTTCCCCTGCCCCCGTACAACCCGAGCGCACCGTAAAGCAGCTTCATCATCTTCGTGTCGCGGACAACTCCCTGGTCCACCGGAGACACCGGGGTATCCCCGGGAATCTGCTGTCCCTCCCACGTCGGCATATTGATTTCGGTCTCGTGCCGGGGATACACGATGGCATAGAATGACGAGATGTACTTGCCGTGCCCTGGAGAATCGCCGTCGCTGTCGTCTATCAGCTGGTAGGTGAATCCCGGAACGGCCGGGTCCGCCACGAATCTCGACAGGCGCTCCTTCTTCGGGTCCCATGATGCGGATATGCCGGACATGGCGACATCGCCCAGTTCATGCCATGGCTTGACATAGTAATATACCGGTGGAGAATCGGATGCCGCCGCCTCGGTCACACATATGCGGCAGTTGTCGGCCAGCCGTTCATAGTTCAGGTAGCTCTCGCTGTACTTGAAATATACCGCCGCCACATAGTAAATCACGTTGTTCGTCGCGGTCTCGGCATGCTCAGTAGGATTCTGGACAATGACGCCGCTGCGGTCGATTGCCGCCTCGGTCTTAATCTTCTCGTTGACGTAGTATTCCTCGAAATCGAACCCTGCTGCCATAGAAACCCTCGCATTCCATCAGTTTATCTACCCCCGCGGCATTAAACTACTGTATTCCGCACAAAAACGGCCGACCCGTTACCGGGCCGGCCGCGCTCCCCATAAGCGATACGGCGGTGCTAGTTGCTGTATTTGCATATTTTCGGCAAGGCAAGGTACCGGAACGCGACTTCCTTTACCCGGTCCAGGGTAAGAGTTTCCAGTTCGGTATCGTCCAGTGCATAGCCGAGGGCCCTGACCACCAAGTCGTCATAATATTCATAGCGCAAAACGGTGTTCTTTTCCTTGGTAATCTTCGCAAAGTTCATGCATAGGTTGAACCGTTCCTCGGTAAGGTACCTGTCCAGGTCACCGAACACCATGTCATACACGGAAACGAGCTCTCCGGCACGCTTGGTGTCGGTGGACGCGCAGAATATGGGGACGACCACGGAGCCCATGCGTTCGATGTCGCCCATGCTGTAATAGGACAACCCACGTTTCTCCCGGATTTCCTGGTACAGCGGGGAATTCAGGCCGCTGCTGAGCATACGGCATGCAATCTTGAGGGCCATCGAATCTTCCTTGGCGCATACCATGTTGCTGAAACAGTTCAGGAATGTACGGTCGACACCAGGGTTCGTCTCCAGCTCGATTTCGCGGTCTTCCCGGAACACCGGAGGGGACATCACCTTGCCCGGTTCCGTTGCGAAGCTTATTCCGGTAAAGTTGATGCCGGTGGGGCCGACATATACAATCAGGTTCGGCTTGCGGAACTTTTCCTCATATACCCGCTTGCAGTCATCGAAAGTGAACTTCTCGATGTCGTTGCGCCGCCCGATTGGGCCGTATACGCCGTAAATCTTGCGTATTCCATTAAGCATTCCGCATATGATAGGGTCGGCGAAAGTGTCGCCGTATTCCTGCAGCACTGTACGCTTCTCGTTCTCGAACATCTCCTCGGTGATGCTGTCGCGCATGCCGCCAGTAATCCTCGACACGAACTCCTTGGCCAAAGGTTCCACCCTGGAGGTGAGCCCGGTGATGTGGAATACCACCAGGTCGAACCCGGTGTACGCGTTGGCCTGGATACCGTTCTCCTGGAACGTGTCCCGCAAGTCGTCATAGTTGTGGCACACCATGTGTTCCATAAGGTGAGAAGTGCCGTATTCACCTTCCTTTTCGTACAGGCCACCCGCGTTTCCGTAGATGACATATACGCCGGACATTGCCAGCGGATTGAGTTCTATTATTGCGCTCATAGTTTCTCCAATTCTCCTAGAGTTGAATAGTTCCCGTCATATTCCACGGAAATCCGGTAGTCGAACTTGTCCGCCACCACCGAACCCCTGTGGGTAATCACCAGCGCGCACCCGATGTCCTCAGCCATGTCGCGCACTATGTCAAGCATTTCCCTCATGCCGCTGTCGTCGGTGGATATGTCGAGCACCTCGTCCATCGAGAGGAAGTTAATCTTGAAGTTGCCTACCAGCGAAACGAAGTCCCGGAACGCCATCGATATGGCAAACCCGAGCTTTCTCTTCTGTCCCTGGGAAAGCATGTCATATGACGGGGCAAATCCGGGGTCGGCATGGTAGGTCGACGCCATCGCGTCGTCGAATTCGATGCTGAACGGAAGGTTCAGCCGCCTGATGTTGCACTCGAGACTCTTGTTGAACGCCGGGACAAACTTGCTGAAAATCATCTTCTTTATGCCATCATCGGCACACATGTTGCTTCCGATGTATTCATATATCAGCCGGTTGTCGCTTTCCTCGTGCAGCCGTTTTTCCGCATCGGCAAGGTCCCCCTGTGCATCGGAAAGCTGCTTTTCGGCCATGGCCAGCGAATCGTCGGCGGCCCTGGCCTTCGCAGCGGCCACCTCGTCAGTAAGCCTGGCCACGTTCCCGTTGATTCCGTCATATTCGGACTGGGCCTGTGCAATCATAGGGGTATAGGAATTCCATTCATCGTACGCGGACTGCCATTTGGCCCGGATTTCCGGGAATTTCTGCTTTTCCTTGGTAAGACGGTCAATCTCGGCACTGAACTGGGCCGGGTCTATGCCCGCGGCGGATACTACCGCCTCCGACTGGGCAACGGCGGCCTTCAGTGAGGTCACGGCGGATGACGCCGGGACAACTTCATTGTTATAGAACGCAGCAATATCGGCCAGTTGCTTCTCGATGTCGGCCTTGGACTGCTCATCTGTGCCTATCGACGCAATGAGCTCACCGAGCAGCTTTCCGTTTTCGGCAACGATGCGCTTCTGCTCGTTGGCCTTGTCCCTGAGTTCAACCCAGCGACGACGGAACTCTGCCTTGTGCTTCTCGATGTCCTCCTCGGTGGACGGCTTTCCGCACGTAGGGCAAGGAACCCCCGGACGCATCGCCTTCGCCTCCGCGGCGATTTCGTTCATCCTGGATTCGAACCCGGACGCCTTTGCGTTGGCGGTGACGATATCGCTCTCGATTCCCCTGCGCTGCTGGTCCTGCCTGCGAAGGGCCGCATCCAGCTCGGCCAGCCGGTGTTTCAGGACCTCTCCCGGCATGGCATTGTATTGTTCCAGCACGGCGTTCAGTGCAGCTTCCTTTGCCGCGAGTTCGTCACGGTTCCTCTTCAGGACGCTTATCTCGGTGCCGGCGGCGTTTATCCTGGCAATCGCCTGGTCGATGGCGCTTTCCCCGGCGGCAGCGGCAGCGTATCCGTCAATCTCGGTCTTCTTGGCGGCAGCCTGGGTGGCCAGAGCATTCAGTTTCTCCGTCGCCGGCGCGAGCTTTCCCTGCCATTCGGCCAGCTGCTGTTCCAACAGCGCGATGTTGGCCTTCTTTTCCTGCCTGAGCCGGTCACAAATCGCGCCCAGGTTGGCTATCTCGCCGTTTATACGGGTAATGTCTCGGTCGGCCAGGTCGAACGCTGAGCATGCGGCTGACAGCCTGCTCGCCGTCTCCTTCTTCCAAGCATCCAGGGAGACCATTATGATGGCCTCCAGCATCGACCTGCGTTCCTTCGCGGTCATCTCGAGGAACGGAATCGACTCCTGCGTATTCATCGCTATCGTGTTCTTGAAAAGAATCTCGCTGAAACCGAGGATACCGGTCTCGAAGTCCTTCTGGGAATACCCGGCACGCCTGCTCTGGGATACCCAGTTGCCACCCTCATTCTTCTCCACCTCGAACTTGGTGGAGCCCTTCGGGCTGATTGAGCGGGTAACCCGGTACGACTCTATCACGCCGGCCACCTTCTCGCAGTCGAACTCCAGCATCACCCGGAGGGTTCCGTCGGTATTCCGCGTATTCCGCAGCTCACCCTTGTTGCCTCCACGGTACGACGTCCCGAACATCGCGAAATTTATTGCCTCGACGAGAGTGGATTTTCCGCTTCCGTTGTCTGCGCACATCCACACCAACCCGGACGGGAAGGTGAACTCGTTGACATTGTTTCCATAGGACATGAAGTTGTTGAAAACACAACTTTTCAACGTAATGTTATTCATGTTCAAAATATAGCATTTTATTCCGTTCAATGCAAAAAGGAACCCGGCCGAACGGCCGGGTTCCGATGCTTAGGTTGAATGTCGATTAACCGTTAGGCATGTCGGAGAGCTCTTTCGGGAGTTCCCTCTGTGCATTCTCCAATACTGCATCGAAATTGATGTCTTCCGCGAGGGTCTCGTCAATCCCGGCAAAAGCGTCCTCCACGGAGGCATTTTCGCCCGCCGCCGTCACGCTCGGCTCGACAGGGACTGCCGGTGCCGCGGCCTGGGATTCTTCGGTCACCGCCTTGGCGGTACCGGCCACGACGGAGACCTTCGCCTTGGGCAACGCCTTCTTTTTCTTCGCGGCAATTTTTTTGCGGGCCTTGGGTTTAGCCTTCTCGTCCATCATCTCGAGCGCCTCGTTGCGGGTGTCGAGTTCCTCCTGCGTAGGCAAGGTGCTTGCCTGGTCCTGTTCGAACGCTTCAACAAGCGCCTCGTCGCTGTCGACTGCCTGTGCTTCCTGTACGGCCTCGACACCCACCTTTACCCGGATATTCGACCCGGCGGCGGGAGTTTCCAGGCAGTCCTTGGCGAACTCGGTCTTGATGTCAAGTACCGGCAAAGCCGCCTTCATCATGGCCAGCGTAGTCTGGGTCAGGCAAAGAGCCTTGCATATTTCGGCATCGGTCTTGTCCTGGTCGACAAGTTCCTGGAGGGACGTGTAGATGGTGGACGACGCGACGATGTTCCTGCGCTCGGTCTCGAAAGCCTCTTCCAGGAGCGCATGGTCGAAATTAGGATTCTTGCTCTCGGCGTACTGGATTATGTCTTCCAGGAACTGGCCCTTGAATATCAGCTTGTCAATCCGGGCTCGCGTAATCGGAAGAGCCGCATCCGCCGTGGCCTCGACTGCAGGCGACGGCGTTTCCTGTACCTGCTCCGGAGGTTCGCTCTTGGCGAACAAGGTCTCTGTTTCCGGGTTGACCGGGATGTGGAGGAACTGTTCCCTCGCCTTCTGCATGTTCAGGTCCGACACATCGAACCCCTGGGGGACCAGCTTGTCGTTGAAATCCATCTCCACGCCGGAACGGATGGCGTACCGGTAGCAACGGACGGAATACGATGTGGGATAGAACCGCTTGGAGGCGGTCTCGTTCCTGAACCGGTCAGGGGTCATCTGGCGGAATTCGGAATCGACCCACTTGTTCGAGTACACCGGTGTGACCGGGTCGCGCAGAGGCATGTTCGTGTCCACTACCCTGAACAGTGTCACGCCGTCGTTTGGCAGCGCGTTGTATTTCGGCAAGAAACCTTCCGGTTCGCGGCGGGCGTGGCAGAAACAGTCAATCTGCGTGCCCACACGGTAACGCATGGGTTCCTTGGACGACATGTGCTTGACGTAGAACGTCACCGCGGCGACGCTGCGCGGAATCATTTCGGTATACTCGACGATGCTCCTGGCCCGCGCAGGGGAAATCCACAGGAAATCATGGTCGTCCATGCAGATGCACCATTCCTCTAGCTCCCGGCGGGAAACATAGTCCTGTATAATCTCGCTCTTGTACTTCCAACGTTCGTCCCTCGGGGCGAGCACGACATGTTCCTTGCGCTTGGCGCACACTTCGTCGAGCCATGCCCTGTTTCCCGTGTCGCAAACGAATATGGTGTCGAACCCGAGCGCGATGTGGTAGTTCACCCATTCCTCGAAGTCGAGCCGGCTGTCTGTCTTAACCTGCACAAGGCAGTTCACTGCAAGTCTTTGGTTCTGCATAGTATATTCCTCTTTGGATACTAAACTATGCCATTTCTCCTAGAATATTACGTCGATGTCCGACAGCTCGCTGTCCAGGCCGATGTTGTCCGCCGTGATTACGTCATCGGGAAGTTCGACCCTGGGCTTCGCCGCCTCCGCCTGGTACCGGGTAAATAACGAGGCGTTGAACGGCAGACCGCCCTTTACCGGGTTTACACAGTAGAACCCGGTAGCCTGGAGACGCCGGTAGTTGTTCCCCGCCATGTCCGGGACCTCCCAGAATTCAAGCCGTTCGAAACCGGCGGGAGCATCCGGTTCGGGGGTGGCAATCATCGAATCCTCTATCTCGCGCTTGACCGACTCGGGAACACGCGACAGGTCGATTAGCGTCCTGTTCCTCATGTACTGGTCGGCCCAGCCGTTCTTCTTGGCTGTCTCGTATATGTTCGGGCACGACTCCAGCAGGGTTGGGGCGGTCCCCTTGCCAATCTGGCTGGACTTGCCCTTGTAGTACAGGCCGACCTTGCCCTTCCTGGTATCAACAAACGCCATGCCGTTGACATTGTCCGAACTGTCACCCATCAGCACCTTCGTGTCGAGATACCTCACCGGGTCCGGTTCGGCAAAGAAAGTATCGGTCTGGTGGTTGAATATGCGCACCTTCCGGCTGATGAGCTGCGCCATGTCGGAGTCCTTGGTGATGACGATTACGTCATCGCATTCGCCTGCATACTTCTGTATCGTGGCATAGATGATGTCGTCCCCCTCCGCGTGAAAACACTGTATCGGCCTCGCCCTGAACAGCGGGGCGAGTTCCTTGGCAAACCGTTCGCGATATTCCGCCCACACCTTCTTGTCGGTAAAGAACTTCCAAGGCTTGCTTTTCCGCTGTCCCTTGTACGACGGCAGTATAGGGTCCCCACCAGTGGTGTATATGCTCCAGAACATCCGCTGCTGCTTCTCGGGCATGTCCTTCAGTTTCCGATGCTTCAGGTCGGCCAGCTTGTCGGCATCCTTGATGTCCAGCGGGGTGACGGCATATCCGCCGTCGGCCGCCTTCTGGACCATGTACAGGTAATTGTCGGACATGACGTAATATTCGGACTTGTTGTAGTAGATGTCGGCATGCTCGCCGTAATAGTCCTCCACGAACTTCCTGCGCCACGCCGCCTTTCCTTCGAGCGCGAATACGAGGTGTCTCGGGTTGAACAGGGCGACATACTCGATAACCCGGTCAATCATCTTGGTCCGCCACAGCTTGAGCTCACCCTCCGAGTCGAGCAAGCCATACCTTTCCATGTTCTTGTCCGATTTTATGGAGTGGAACAGGTGGTACGACAGCGACGCCCAGTCGATTATGACGAGGCGGTTGTCTACATACTGATAGCTGGTTACCGGCGCCTCCCGGAAAAGCGCCTTGGATGCATCCGTTTTCTTCTTGGCCATACACCAAATATAGCAAAGCTATATTATGCGCCGGCCGGTTTCCTGGCAGAAGTCCTGCGTTTTGCCGACCTGGCCGGCCTGCCCGCTGCCGCGAACGCGGCTTCCTTCACCTGGTCGAGCGTATCCAGCGCATCCTCGATATCGCCGTTGACCCCGCACTTAATCTTTGATTTCGGGCGGTTCGGCTCGTCGCACGCCGCCCGGTTGGCTGCCGGGAATTCCCTCAGCCGGTCAACCAGCCCGTCGTCGTACAGTTGCTTGATTGCCGCCGGCACGTTTCCGGTAGTTGACTTCGCGGCCAGCTTCCCTGCAAGTACTCCAAGCATGGAAGCTTCGCGTGAACAGTTCTCGTCCACCTTCCAGCGGTACCGGCCGTCGCCCATGTTGGCGTACAGCAGGTCGACAATGTACTTGACCGTCGCCGCGATAAGGGCAGGCAGAGTATCCATTTTCTGGATGCTACCGAACGCCCTAATCACGCTGTCCACGGCGGCGCTGTCCTTGACATCGACTGCGCCACGGTCTTCCCGACGGCCCATGACCGCCCGGCATGCCTCGGCATTTATCATCCGGTTGTTGTAGAGACTATTGAACAGGCTGTCGGTCATCGGGAAGGAGTCGTCGATTATTCTCTTGGAAATCGCCATCGATATGCAGCTCTTCTTCCGTCTCATCGGGGAGCCCGAAAGTCTGTACATAAGGGAATCTGCCCCGTCCCCGGGGTTGTCCAGAATCTTGTCGCATATGAAGTTGGTGATGTACCCGTTCTCGTACATGGTGTCCGCCGGGGCTGCCAGTACATAGTCGTTGACGAAGGTGAACCCGTGCTTGCCATACTCGCTTTCCCATTCCTCAAAAGGAATGTTGAATATGACCCACGCACCGATAAGCTGCATCCCGTTATCCTCGTCCATGCACCATTCGGCCATCTCCCTGAAAAACACCGGGATTGCACCGTCGTCTATGCCGTAAGATACTACGATATGCGCCAGAGCGCGGGGAAAATAGATTCCGCGGTATGGATGGTCGCCATGGCCGGTATGCCAGAGTACCCTGGCTGCTTTCTGATGTTCGCGCAGCCGGTTGACGAAGAACGTAATCACCCGGGCCAGTTCATCCTTAGGAACGTCCATGCTGTTATTGTCAAAGCACGAAACCAGGATATCCATGGCATGGTATGTCCTAATATCTTCCCAGTCAAGGGTCTCAATCATGTGGGGCCAGTGTATCAGCAGGTCGAAAATGCACAGGAATCTGTTCTTGTCGTAATCGCGCGCCATCAACTCGGTATCCCACGCATATTTATGCGAATCCGGTTCCCTGCGATAGAAATATTCGCGCACTGTCTCGCTGGCATAACCGCCCATCACGTCAGTCTTGGGCATTGTCGTGGCCACGGCACCCCGCATCGTGGGATTGCTTTCGAATGACATCCCGGATATTATGTCGTCCAGCCGCTCATATCCGAACATCTGGCACAATGTACCGAGGTTTTCCTTGGTCTCGGTATAACCCATGTCACGCCCGTTTAACTGGAGCATCGTCCCAATCATTGCATCGGTATACTGTCCCAACAGCGGCCGGTTCCTGTCGTGGCCGAGCGCATTATCCCCGTCTATTACTCTGACCCAGTGATGCGATATATCGCGTGTGTCCGACTCCCCGCCTGCGGGAGACCGCAGCGAGGATATGTAATTGGCGAGTATCTTGCCATGAACACGGTCAAATCCGGGAGGAAGCGGTATATCCGGATATTTGGCGAGGCTTTGGGTAAACGAGCTATACACCTTGATAGGCGATTGGCCGTACCGTCTGGTATAAAAGTCCTTCGTGAACCTGGCCGGCGGAATTTCCATGACGCCGAAAACAAACTTGATGAACGGCGAACTGGAGAACACTTCACTTGCCGCATCCGCCATCTTCGAAGGCGGGTTCGCATTCATTAGCATGTCCAACAAGCAATCGCACCGGTCAAGCAGGCTTGCCCGGGCATCGTCGTTGGCCGACATAATCTCGTCGTCGGTAGGAATCATTTTGCGCCACAGCGACGGGTCGAGGTCGAAATCGGCCACCTGGTTCGATATGGATACCAGGGTTTCGAAATTGGACGCGTTCGTCTTCACGAACGCCTCCTGTATTTCCGGGGTCAGCAGCCGGATGTTGTAGTTTGCGAACACCTCCAGCGAAAGCTTGTTTTCGCGTATCAGCTCGATTAGTTCTTCCGTGGTAAACGGGTTTCCCGAACACACCGCGCACAACACGGCAAACGAATTTGCCCCGAACAGCGAATTGGACGGGTCCGCCTTGCTGTCGCGGATAGGAAACTTCGCATGTTCGGCATATTCATCCATGCCGGCTATCTCGGAAATGAACCGCGACCTTGATATACCGGACATGTAGGCATTCTTCAAGTCGTCGACCGTAACGTACCCTTCATTCAGTGCACCCTGCCAAAAAAGAATCCTCGATTCCGTATTGCCGATAAGTTCCGACTTGTGCTCGACGACATAGTCGACGAACTCCGGGTCGTCTCCGATGAAATCCTTCACGCCGAAATTCATGTGGGTCGCGTATCCGTAGTCATACCTATGTCCGACACCGGTAACCTTCTTGTCCTTCAATAGCCATTTCACGTACGGGAGAATCTGCAGGCGGTACTTGTTCACCTGGTTTCCCCACGACTTGGATTCTTCAATTTCGCCTTCGCTGTTGAGGATTATGGTAAGATACGCCTTGCCGCGGCCGTCCCGCAATTCCCAGTATTCGTCGCCCGCCTTGTGCGACGGCTCGTTCCCGCAATGGTGCATCGTCTTGGAAGTAATCCTGGACGGTATGAACCCGGCCACCCGGCCGCTACTGTCGACGGCGTATACCCACTTGAACCCGTCGGGAAACTCATGGTATACCTTGACCCGGTTCCATACGGCCTCGTCCGACTTGGAAAGTCCGGGATACGCCTTCGCTGACTGCTCGGCGCTTTCGCTGGCGGCATCGAGTATCTCCAGGGCTTCCCCCGGTTCGGTATCGGAATTGACCTTGGAAAGGAACTTCTGGTCAAGCGACCCGTGTATCGCCACGTCGTGAATCTTTTTCATCAGGTCCGCATTGGCGAAACCGGGCTGCCGTATTTCCATGAGATACAGGAAATTGAGCAGCTTCTGCAGAAGGTTCCCGCTGCTAACCACTCCGTCCATGCACGCATCGGACCACACCTTGGAAACACGGTCCTTTACCGCGCGGAATGCGTCAGGCGAGCCGGCCTCGTCTATCAGGAACATCTTGTTGATGTTAACCGCCTCGAAAATGCCGGCCGCGGTATATACCGCCCTCGAAAATTCCTCGGTAAATGCCGACTCTAGTATGAATCTGCGTAGTCTTTCCATCTTAAGTTTTCCTTCTGGCTTTCGCCGTCTTCGGTTCGGGTACAGGGTAACTCCGGTACCATTCGTCAAGCTTGACTATCTTTCTCACAGCGGCTATAATCCTGCCGGCCATCCAATCATCATAATCGTATCCCAGTGTTTGCTCGGGAGTACGGCTATTGTCCACCTCGTTGCAATATTTTAGCATTCTGTCAACCAAGCCGGACGAGACAAGCATCTGAACGGTTTTCATCACCTGGTAGCAGGTTTGCTTTTCTACCAGCTTCATGCACAGGTCACGTATTTTTGTCGATATTTGATATTCGTCGAGCCGCTGGAAACTGTGCTGTACATACATCTCGAACAGCCGGCGTATGTTATTGTACACCAGTTCGGGTAGCCTTGGGGAGCGTATCAGTTTCCATATCTGGCCGGGCGTAATGTCCATGTCCTCGACGGGCACAGCTTGATTCGCAATAAGCGACTCGGTGGCTACACGGTATGCCTTCGCCCCAACCAGCCCGTTACGCGAAAGCTGTTCAAGCACATCCGGTGTCAAGCCGACCTTCCCGTCGAGTATCATGGACGACAGTTTACCCGATATCACCTTCGCCATCTGCTTGTCATAGGTATGGGATGAAAATCCCAGCAACCACCGATAGCGTGTATAGACATCATTATCATTTCCCGGCCGCTTAAGCTCTTCATCGCTGCAGAAAATTCCATGCCCAGTCAGTAAC